AACTTTCTTCTGATTCTTCTGCCATAATACTAATATTTAGTTAAATCTTGTTCAGTTAATATTTTCCAATTCCAATCTCGGGCTTCACAGTAAGTCATTGCTGCTTTCCACTTTGCTTCATTGACTCCCCAAGCTTTAACCTCTCGGATAAACCTTCTTCTATTTGGTTTTGGTTTGGGTGGTTTGGTTTGAATTTTTGGTTTGATTTCTATAAGTGTTTCACCTTGTGAGGTTTTTACCCAAAAGTCGGGGAAGTACCGATGGACTTTACCATCTATGGGAGAGCGATAAGGGATAATAATCTCTTCACTTGACCATCTTAAAATAGAATCATTACCATCAAGATATCTCATAAACTTCAGTTCTAACCCCGAGCGATGAAATATTTTACGGTAATCTCCTTTGTATTTGGATATGTTTTTTGGTTTATAAAATCCTTTCTTAATCCTCATATAAATATGTAGTAACGGCACAAAACCGCCCAAATAGAATTTTTAATTTATAGGAATAGTAATGAAAATTTACACAGAAATTGTTTGGTCATGGGATGATGAAAGGGGAGAACTAGTAAAAGAATCATCAAACTCTTACGATTATGAAGGGCCATTAACTCTTTGTAATGATTTTTCAGTTGAAAGTACTATAAATCGCAAAACTGACGGTGTAGGAGATATGTTTACATATCCAAAAGATACTAATCCTGGCTTACCTCATTATATAAGATTCATTGCAAGAAGATCTAGTACAACAGATACTACGTTCACAGTTGGAGAAGTTGTTTTATATATGCCCCCCGATGCTTTGAAAACTTCATATACTCAAAGTATTGGTGATGTAGATCTAGGCGGAGCAATTTCTTTAGTTGGCGGTGGAGCAGATGTAAATACAATACAAAATGCAATGGAAGGAGCGCTCACTAGCAAATCCATTGGAGAAGCTGGAACTGCAATCGCATCAGCTGCAGGAGCAGTGAAAAGATTGGGTACAGATAATGCCAAAGCTGCGTTACTGACAGGATTACAGTCAAAACTTGGGCCACTGGCCGCAGGGATATCAAAAGCTACTGGAAAAATTATAAATCCACACAAAGCAGTGGTGTATCAAGGGCCTGGTGGATTTCGTACTTTCTCTTACACTTTTGTATTGGTGCCAAAATCTGAGTCTGAAGCCGAAGAAATTTTTAATATAGTTAAGTTTTTCAAAAAAAGAATGCATCCTGGCACTAGTAAAGCCGGAATTAACGATGTATCATCTGTTACTTTAACATATCCAGACGAATTTGAAATACAATATAATGTTAATGGAAAACCAGCGGATGGTAGTGATTTTAATAAACCATTATTTAAAATTCATAGATGTTTTATGGAATCTTTTGCTGCAGATTATACAACATCTGGTCTTGTTTCTTTTATGGATGATAACCAACCAGTAACTACTACAATATCAATGTCATTTAAAGAAACACAACTTCTTACTAAAGCAGATATAGACGAGGGCTATTAATATGTCAGAATTTTTTTCAAATTATCCAAGAATAGCCTATGATATATCTGGTAGTAATTCTACAGTTCCAGATTATACTGTCGCTGTCAATTTAATGATTAGAAACAAGTTAAGAGATGCAGTTGAAGATGATGTAACAGTATATTATCCTTATATTATTCCAGAAGGTATGCGACCAGATGTTCTTTCTTATCAGTATTATGGAGATACAATTTATACTTGGACAATATTTCTTGCTAACAACATAGTAGATCCTTATTGGGAGTGGCCACTCAGTTATAAAGATTTTAGAGAATATATGATAGACAAATATGGTTCAGTAGAAATAGCTCAATCTCAAATTCATCATTATGAATATATTGCAAGAGCTAGAGCTGAAAAAACAGGGACTAGTGATCCAGTTCCAGCGTATAGATTAGAAATTGATTATCAAACCTATACTGAGACAGCTGTTCTTGAAAGAGAAATAATCTATTCATACGGATATGAACAAGATCTAAATGAATCAAAAAGAGAAATTCAGTTAATTGATGCTACTTACATACAATCTGTTCAAGATGAAGCCAGAGGGTTATTTAGATAATGGCAGATACATTAAAGGATACGGAAAAGAAAACCGCATTTAATCCTGCAAAGCAACCCCTGAGAGTTGGGGATTTTAGGATTACCACGATGAAATTAACATCTGCGAACCTTGATATAGAAACTGGTGCAGGTGCTAATATGTTAGACCTTACCACAAGTGTTTGGCATGAACTAAATTTTTATGAAGATATATATTCTCCAATCGTTTCTGGTGATATTACACTTACTGATACGGTAGGTCTGATAGAATCTTTTCCTATTATTGGAGAAGAAATACTTGATGTTTCTTTTTCTACCGCAGGGGCCTCTCTTCCACCTACTGCTGGGCCATCTGCTGTGGGTAGTGCTCCTCCTGTATCAGAAGCCCCGAAACAGGTAATTAATCGGTTTAGAGTTTACAAAGTAGACCCACCAGTTCAAGTAACAGATAATTCTAGAACTATCAAATTATACTTTGTAACAGATAATCAGTTTACAAATTTATTATCAAAAGTTAGAAGAGCTTATCCAACAATGGGAGTATCACCAGAATTTTCAAGACAGCCCAATACTGATAAATCCTATACTCTTGCAGATATAGTAAGAGATATATTTTATGATTTTTTCATTGGAAAAAAGAAACCATTAAGACAACCTACAGCCAGAAAACCATTTTTGGTTGAACCTACAAGATTTCCAGTTAACATAGTAATTCCAAATTGGAATCCATTCAAAGCTATATCTTTTTTGGCATCAAAAGCAGTGGCCGCGAATCCAGAAACAAAAGGCGCTAATTTTGTTTTTTACCAAACCCTTCAAGGATTCAGATTTGTTTCCATAGAAACTCTTATGTTGGGTGGTTTTAGGCTCTTTCAAGAAAAATATACAGATGGTGTCGCGGTAGAAAAAGACTATCCTCATTTAAAAAGAAATGCTATTTTAGAGACTGCTACTAGTGATAACTCTTCACATATTCCTATTTTTAATGATACTCCTGTGATTGATCCAGAAATGAAACCATTTGTGGCGTCTTATAAGTATATGCCAGCCAATATGGGAGAAAATAAACAATCCTCATACGAAGCAGTAACCAGTTATAGATTAGTTGATTCTTTTGACACGATGAAAAATGTAGCATTAGGTATGTATGCAAATCGTGTTATTACTCATGATCTTATCCGAATGAAAGTAGATCGAAAAGATTTTCATTATGTTACACCACCCTCTACGATTTCTAGGATAGAAGCGGGTGGTGGAACAACAACTGAGGAAAACACAGATAAGGGAACTGATGAAGAAATACAAATTGATGCATCTGTTTCAGCTGAAATCGGTAGATTGTGTTCAGACAATGCTGATTTTTTAGGTAGACCAGAAGCTCACATATCATTAGTTCCAACAAACTTTGGGCAGAATTTAAAATTTCAAAACGGGCCTAGAGATGAAAAGGGTAATTTGATGACAGATAATAAAGGAAAAAAAATAAAATTAGATATAAAAGAAAACCACGTTGAAGATGTTATTGCTAGAAGAATATCACAGAGGTTACAACTTGATAGTGTTAAAATAAACTTTTCAGCTCCTGGCGATTCTTCAAGAGAAGTTGGTGATTTGATTTCATTTGATTTCCCTACAGAAAACTCAAAAGTGGCTGCTACATCTGGTCGAGGAGCTGGTCATAAGTATTATAGTGGTAAATTTTTGATTACCTCATTAAGACATAAAATTACACAAGATGAATATACAATACACGTTGAAGCAATTAAAGATGGGTATAAGTCTGCAATATCTTCTACATTTGAGGCAACTGACCCTGTTATACAAATAGCAAATCCAGCAACTGGAATACCTGAAGAGAAAGCAAGAGACACAGCACAATCATTGGGTTTTGGAGTAAGTTAAAAGGAAATAATTAATGGCTGAATTTATGGGAAAAGATGGATTTGTCTGGTGGCAGGGAGTTGTCGAAGACCGCCACGATCCATTATTTTTAGGTAGATGTAGAATCAGAATTCTTGGATGGCATACTGAAGATAAAACTGATATGCCAACAGAATCTTTGCCTTGGTCGTATCCTGTTCAACCGATTATCTCTGCTGCACAAACTGGTGTAGGTATTAGTCCAACTGGGCCTGTTGAAGGAACGTGGGTTGTTGGATTTTATCGTGATGGTGAACAGGCACAAGAACCAGTTTTCTTTGGAAC